TACAGCACCAGCTCGACGTTTGCGACGTACTCAACCACCACCTACGGTTCAACAGTCTCAGCACAGTCGTCGTCCGTCTATGTGAACGTCACGGGTCTGACGGTCGGAACTACCTACTATGTGCGAGTCCGCGCGGTAAACCAAGCAGGAACGACAACGTCAAGTTCGGTGTCATTCACTACCTGGTCGCTGAAGACGTATCTGAACACGACGGCAGGGTCGTTCTCTTTGTCCGTTCCGTCCATCACACCTACAGGTGGATCGGCGATCGCGCCCGTCATCTACGAGATGCTCATCTACGGAGGTGGCGGTGGGGCCAACTACGCCGGTGGTGGAGGCGGTGGATACCGCATATTCGCCTCGCACACGTCGTCTGTCACCGGCACACAGAACATCACGGGCACCGTCGGGGCTGGCGGTGGAGGTGGAAACGGCGGTGCTGGGACGGGCGGTGCAGGAACAGGCGGGACCAGCAGCATCACGGTCGGTTCAACATCCTGGAGCGCAACGGGGGGCGGTCCTGGCAACCATCCAGGCAACCCGTGTTCGCCGAGCGGCACCGGGGGAGCCTCGGGTTCAGGCGATAACACGTCGAAGGCTGGCGGGAGCAACACCTACGGGTACTACTACCAATGCAACCCGTACAACTGCAACCCGTACGCGTGCAATCCGTATCAATGCAACCCGTACTGCTGTGGCGGTGTTGACAAGAACGGCAACTGCCTGGGGTGGTGCTACGAAACCTGCTACCAAACCTGCTACAACACCTGCTACAACACCTGCTGTGACGCAAACGTCTACGCCGGAGGTGGAGGCGGCGGTACAGACTCAGCGGGTTCTAACGCGTCGGGTACAACCTCCCAGGTTGGCGGCAACGGTGGAAACGGCGGTGGTGCCTACGGTCTGCGCGGAGGCAACGGTGGTGGCGGCAGGGGCACGCAAGGCATAGGATCGAACGGGTCAACCAGCGGATCAGGGCCGATAGTAGGCACCGGCGGGCAGGGTTGGTTCAACGCCGGCGTCGCAGGTGGTGTCACCTTCAAGTACTATGGACCGTAGGAGGGACCCATGACACCGACCCCGTTCTCACTAGACGTACTCGCCACCCACAAGTGTTTCTTCCTGCTTGATCAGATCCCTGGTCGGGCAGAAGACGTCAGCCTCACCATCGTCACACCCACCGGCGAGGAAGAAGTGGACTTCGTTGACCTGTTCACAATGGACGACGGTCGCATCATCGCCGCCTGGGGTCACCCCATGCAGAAACTGCCGAACCACAACCTCATCGCACGATGCGGAGAAACACGGCAGATCGTCAATCTCAACAACATTGAACGCGTCCTCCCGCACTTTGACCGCCCAGTCTCAGCCACCAACGGAGCGTTCCTGTTCACCGACTCAGCACCGCTGCCGAACGGTGACTGGCGATGCGACCGGGGTATGTACGGCCCTGTCCCGTTCGTCGTCGAACAACTACCCCGCGTCTTCAACGAAGCATCCGAGCTGATTGTCTTCGAGCATCTCCTGACCGTGAACGGTGTCGGCTCAATCATCTACATCGAGTCCCGAAACGAAACCCCGCGCGGCACCTACCTGATCGGCAACAGCGTTGCCCCTGCCACCACCCGCACATTCCAGGAAATGATCAGACTGGTATGGGAATGGGCAATGCTGGCCGAAGCACCGTTCCACTCCACCGACAGGACGGCAGTCCAAGCATCTGCGTTCCTGGGGTGGATTGACCTAACCACCCGCGAAACAGAACACATTGCCTTGATGCCCGATATGCAGATCGGACGGTTCCTGTCCGGGGCGACTGACGCCCGACGTCGACCCGACGACAACCCGCCGATGACACCAGTCATCGAATCCTTGCTGTTCAACAGGATGGCTGCCAGCTCGCTCGCCTTTATCGTCAAGAGGAACCCGACCCTGTGGAACCTGGGAGAGATTCTCACCGAAGAACAACGGCAACTCGCCATTGGTGTTGAACGATTCAAGGAATACTACGGCATCCCCGCAGACAAGACCCTCGCAGACTTTGACGAGCTGCGTGACATCGCCGTTGCCAACATCCCCAACGAAACGCCCTACATCGACTCCCAGCTGAAACAGTTCGACATCAAGAACGACTTCCTGGAAATGATCGCAGCCGACTCACTCTGAACAACAGGAGGGGACATGAAGATCGCGGTGTACACCATCGCCAAGAACGAAGAACGGCACGTCGGACGCTGGGCACACTCCTGCCAGGACGCTGACTACAGGCTCATCCTTGACACAGGATCAACCGACAACACAGTCAATATTGCCCGCTACTTCAACGTGCCGGTAGAGCGCAAAGTCTTCAACCCGTGGAGATTCGACCACGCTCGCAACCACGCCCTCGGTCTGTTGCCCGACGATGTTGATCTGTGTATTGCCCTGGACATGGACGAGGTGCTACTAGAGGGATGGCGCGACCACCTCGAACAGGTGCCGAACGGCACAACCCGCCCCCGTTACAAATATGTGTGGAGCTGGAATGACGACGGCTCAGAAGGGTTGGTCTACGGGGGCGACAAGATCCACGCCCGACACGGATACAGATGGAAGCACCCCGTACATGAAGTCATTCAACCTGTGGAGATACTGGAACAGCAGTACTGGTGTGATGGCCTAGAGATCCACCATCACCCCGACCCGACCAAGTCGCGCGGACAGTACTTTGACCTCCTGAAACTAGCCGTCGAGGAATCACCCAGGGACGACAGAAACCAGTTCTACCTGGCCCGCGAATACTTCTTCCACGGCAACTACTCCTTGGCGCAGTATCACTTCAGCGAGTTTCTGCGTCTCTCGATGTGGGCACCCGAACGGGCTGCCGCGTACAGGTACATGGCGATCATGCGCCCCGCCGTGAAGGAATCCCTGCTGTACAAAGCAGTCATGGAAGACCCGCGCCGGCGGGAAACATGGTTTGCCCTTGCCCAGTTCTATTACGGCAACGAGGACTGGCATAGCGTCAAGGCTGCCTGTGTGATGCTCTTCCGGGTCGCAGAGAAACCGTTGGACTATCTGTGCGAGGCAGACGCCTGGGGTTGGCAGCCCCATGATCTGATGGCGTTGGCGTCATGGAATCTCGGGGAGTACGACCAGGCTGTGATGCATGGGGAACGGGCCTTGGCGGTGCGCCCCGACGACCTCAGACTGAAGAAGAACCTGGAATGGTACTATTCCAAGGTTCCGCAGATCGAGAGGATCAACAATGTCAGCCAAGGGTGAGAAGTACAAGTCCAAGGGTGCCAAGATGAAGCACGAACGGGCCGAAGGTGCCAAGGAGCGGATGATGGAATACGGCTCCAAGAAGAAGACCAAGAAGAAGGGCAAGTAAGCCCTACCCGAAATGTCTACCGTCGCGCAGATCATCGATAGGACGCAGCGTCAACTTCTGTCAGGGGTTGTCGAGGAGCGAAACAAGGTATCCGTTGCTGTCACCGCAACGGCCGCCTCGGTGACTTTCGCCTATGACATTGCGGGCATCCGCGCAGGGTCGGTTGTGGAGATCGGTTCGGAACTGATGTATGTGTGGAATGTCTCCACCAGCACCAACACCGCAACCGTCGAGCGCGGCTGGAACGGGACGACCGCATCAGCCCATGCCGTGAACGCGATCGCCGTCGTCAACCCCAGGTTCCCCCGGAGTCAGATCCTTGAGTCAATCAATGACGACCTGTCCGACCTGGTGTCCCCCAGCAACGGCCTGTACAGGGTGAAAGCAATGGACATCCAGTACAACGGCAACGATCCCATGATCAACCTGCCGTCCACCAATGACGTGATCGAGCTGCTGGAAGTCCGTCTGCGCTACCGGTCCAACGACTATCCGATGATCCGTCGCACCACGATCGTCCGCAATATGCCGACATCTGATTTCGGGTCGGGGACGGCACTCAAGTTCAATGAGCCGTGCAGGTCGGGCACGCTCCGCATCACCTACAAAGCTCCGTTTGGTCGTGTGGTTCGCGAAACTGACGACCTGCAACTGATCACAGGGTTCCCCGTCTCGGCTGAAGACATCTTGGTGATGGGGGCACAGATCCGCTTGATGACCCCGCGCGAGGTGCGCCGCAACTTCGTTGAGTCCCAGGGCGACACGCGCCGTTCTGACGAGGTTCCTGCTGGGTCGCAGAACAACAGCATCGCGAACATTGTCAGGTTGCGCCGTGAGCGCATCATTGCCGAGGCCGCAAAGCTTGATTCTCAGTACCCAGTCTTCTTGAACAGGGACTGACATGGCAGACGACATCCTTGATGTTGGCGACAACCTTGCTGATGTACCAGCCTTCTACACGGGCACAGGCACATCTTCGCTCGTTCCGTCGGTGTTCCCAGTCGGTATCAACGGCCGCCCCTACATGGTGGATCGAGCAGCCAACGAGTTCGTCGCCGGCTTTGAGGCCCGTGTCCGTGACTCGGTAGACCAGGGAACCGAACCGGGAGAAGCATCAATCAACCCGCAGGGGTTGTGGCGACGCAACCAAACGTCGTGGCACGTCGGTGCTGGTCAGCAATACGCCGACGATGGCTACGCGGAGCCGTTCAGGTTCTACACGTCGAAGGGGATCAACCCGTGGACGAAGGGTCAGTTGACTCTGCTCAATGACACCAGGCTGCCGTCGTCGTCCTCGATGACGGGGACGAATCTGCCGATGATCGAGGTCAACGGTTACCTGTATGTCGGTGACGGGCAGACCCTGAAATACACGCAGAACCCGTTTGCTGCCACGCCGACCTGGACGTCGGTGACGACGGGCGCACCGACCGCCGCTATCAACGACATCACTACCGATGGTCAGCAGATCTACGTTGCGTACTACAACTCAGGCATCTACATGACAACGCCCGGGGGCGCGTCCGTGGCGGCCCACTACGCGACGAGCGGAACCTACAACTACACCAGGTTGGGGTTCGCCAAGGGTTTCGTGCTGGGATTCCACCGCAACGCAGGCGACAGCCATATCCACACGGTCCCGTACTCGACAAGCACCTCCCACGGTTCGGCCGATGGTTCGTTGCGCGACCCCAACTTCGTGTGTGCAGGGTTCGCAGGCGGGCAGTCACAGGTCTACATAGCGGGACGATCGACCGACAACGGTGTTGTGTACAGGATGGGTATCCAGTCAACCGGCGCGCTGGATGTGCCGATCGTGGCCTTGGAACTTCCCATCGGGGAATACCCGACCGCCATCCACGGGTATCTCGGGGCGATCCTGTTGGGCACCAACAAGGGGGTCAGGTACTGCACGACAGACTCCAACGGGAACCTCATCGCAGGTCCCGCCATCTCCTCGTCAAAGTCCGTCAAAGACTTTGCCTCGGAGGACAGGTTCGTATGGTTCGGATGGTCCAACTACGACCTCACATCCACGGGCGTCGGGCGCGTTGACCTGTCCAGCTTCGTCGGCTCCAACCAGCCCGCCTTTGCCTCCGACCTCATGTATGCCAGCACTAACCAGGTCCTGTCTGTCAGCAGGTTCACCGATCCCACCAGCGGCATCAGCAAGGGCGTATTCGCCGTGTCGGGCGTGGGCATCGTCGTTGAAGACGCAAGCAACCTGGTCGCATCAGGCAGCATCGAGTCGGGGTTCTACAAGTGGGGTATCCCCGACCGCAAGTTCGTAGCCCGCGTCGATATCAAGACCGCCCCGCTCATCGGCAGCATCAACGTCTACACCAGTCTTGACGGCAACGACTACGAGATCCGGGGCACCGCGACAGCCCAAAGTTCCGTTGAGTTCACGGTCGCCGGCCCCGAAGACAAGGCGATCTCAGCGGGTTTCAAGATCGTCCTGAACCGTCAGACAGCCACCACGGGGCCGACATTGACCAGGTTGTCGGGCCGTGCCTATGCAACCCCCGCCCGCAGCAGGTACTTCAAGGTGCCTGTCCTCCTGCACAACGTCTTGCGCCCGTGGAACAAGGAGTACTACATCGACGTCGTCGAGGAACGTCGACTCCTGGAAGATCTGATCCTCAACCCGCGCGTCATCATCTACCAGGAAGGCGAAGCCGTGTATTCGGTCATTGCCGAAGATATGGAATGGCGGGCCTTTGACACCGTCAACACCGATTGGACATGGCAGGGGACTGCTATTATCACGATGCGATCGATCCAGGAGTAACAGGTGGCCGTAAAGACGCGTAGACAATATGCTGGTGGGGCAGCTGCCACCACGATCGGCGGCTCCCTCGCTTCGTCTGCGGTCACGACATTCTCCATCACCGCTGCTACGGGTTGGCCCGCATCCACGACCATCCCGTTCTATGTTGTGGTTTCCCCGCAGACAGCATCCGAAGAGAAGATGCTCGTCACCATCAACGGGCTGACCCTGACCGTTGTCGCCCGGGGTGTAGACGGCACGACCGCCAACGCTCACGCGTCGGGGGCAGCCATCTATCCGGTCGTCACCGCAGTCGATCTTGACGAAGCCAACGAACTGGCATCAACCTACGCCCACACGGGTGCCATCGCCTACCAAGGGGCGTCAACATTCTCTGAGCTGACGATCGGCTCAACCGACCATGTCCTCAAGGTCAGTTCGGGTCTCCCATCCTGGGGGCAGGTGGACACCGCAGGCATCGCCGATTCTGCTGTCACGTCAGCAAAGATCGCCGCGAACACGGTCGCTGCCGGCGACATCGCTGATGCGTTCAAGAAACTGGTGTGCCCTGTCGGGACGATCACCGCGTTCGGTGGTGCAACCGCACCGACTGGCTGGTTGCTGTGCGACGGCAACACGATCAGCGCGGGGTACACGGAACTGATCGCTCTCATTGGTTCGGCCACCCCTGATCTTCGCGGTCGGTTCCCGCTCGGCGACAATGCGTCCCTGACCTTGCTTGCGACTGGCGGCTCGCTGTCAATCACTAACGCGAACCTTCCGTCTCACAACCACACGTTCTCCGCAACATCAACTGGGCAAAGCCAGTCTCACAATCACACCGTGTCTTTGAGCGATCCGGGTCACAACCACACGCAGGATCCGCACAGCCACACAACCCAGGCAACTGTTTCCGCGTCGTCAGGGGCGCACAACAACACGACCGACTATGTCGCAGCAGGCACCAACGGTGCTTCGACCACCCCGACAATCTCTTCTATTTCCACCACGACGGCAACCAATCAGGCATCGGGGACAGGGGTCTCCGTTTCTTCGGTTGGCAATGCCAGTCAGGATCACACGCACAGCGTGTCGGGCACGACAGGCCAAACTGGCACGAACCAGGACTACTACCCGCCGTACGTCGTGCTGAACTTCATCATCAAGCACGACTACTGATCCACCGGGAGGGGACATGGGCAAGTGGGAGAACTGGAAACAGCGCAACGTCCGCGCACAGGAGGAGGGTCGCGTCACCCCGCTGGCCGCCCTCAACCCTGACTCCCCCCGCGTCGAAGACCCCCAATGGGTTGAACGTCTCGCCATCTGCACAGGGTGCCCCGAGTTCCTGGCGACCCAGCAATGCCGCAAGTGTGGCTGCTTCATGCCCGTCAAGGCCCGCCTGACCCACGCGTCATGCCCGCTCGGCAAGTGGTAACATCACCGCAAGCCACATGAAGGGAAGTTAGGAACCATGCTGATGATGTCGATCAAGGTTGTCAAGGACGTGATCGGTCGCATCTTCGCGCTGTTCCTCGTTTCGTCTGTCGGGGCGATCACCTCGTCATCGGTGATGAACCAGGTCCAGTCCGACATCCAGGTTCCGCTGTGGTACGCCGCATGGATGGCCGGTCTCATGGCCGTGATCACCGTCGTCGGCAAGCTCGCACAGGCCGCCCTGGACGGGAAGATCGAGGCCCATGAGGTGGACGAGATCTTCGGCGTCAAGGAAGAGACGCGCGCTGCGATCAACGAGAAGAAGGGTCTCACCACGGATCCCGTTGACACCCAGCAGGTCTAAGTACCTACTCGGTCTGATCTTCCTCGCGCTGTTCCTGCGCGGGTCCACAACGCACGCAGAACCCCAACCCGGGGTGACCGTCACCGTCTACAACAACTACTGGTACAACGCGTCCCCACCCCTGCCTGACGTGACAGGACGCCCTGTTGTGGGAACACTCGTCCAACCACGGATCCTGAACGACTTTGATCAGTCTCCCCTGTTCAATATGTACGAGGACTTCATTGTCCGCTACGACGCGCACCTGACCGCGCCGTGCACCTGCAACGTGTCATTCCTGGCGAACGCCGACGACGGCACCCTGCTCTATTTGGACGGCGAACTGATCACCAACGACTGGGTCGACAAGGGAGGTGGCGGGTCGGTCAGCGCACCCGTATCGTTTGAGGCTGGGTTATCGAAACAGGTAACGCTGTGGTTCTACGAGAACGGGGGCGGGGCGTGGGTTGACCTGTGGTGGGACGCGTCCGGTCAATGGGAAACAATCCCAGCGTCCGCGTTCTCGCAGACCTCGATCACCACAACCACAAGCACGTCAACAACGACAACATCAACAACCACAACCACGACAACAACGCTGCCTGTGACGACCACAACCGAAGAGCCAACGACGACCACCACAAGCACAGAACCGCCAGCACCGGCCACCAATCCCCCAACAACATCAACAACAACGACCTATCCACCATCGACCACCATCCAGGAGACTACGACAACATGGCCTTCGACTACGACGACTGCATCGACCCTGCCTGCGACTGCCACGACGACGATCCCTGCTGCGACGACAACGACAGAAGTTGTTGCAACCGCAACGATCTCCCCTGTTCAGGCAGCCGAGATCGCGACCGACCCCGCCCAGGTCGCGGCCCTGTCTGCCGACGAGGCCACAGAAGTGTTCGACGCCGTGGTCCTGGACACCCTTACTGAGGAACAGGTCGTCGAGCTGGTCGCCGCAGTCCAGGATGCCCCCGAAGAAGTCCGGGAAGCATTCGAGGAAGAGATCAACGTGTTCGCAGGCGGGGGGCTGGACACCTATGTCCCCGTCGGATCGACAGTCCCCGTGGGAACCAGGCGCGCACTCATCGTCATCACAACCGTCACCGCTGTAGCGGCCGTAGCCGCGAGGCGCAGGTGATAATCTCACGCCCGTGAACAAGTATCTGACCGGTCTCTACGCGCTGCTCATGTGGGCAAGCGGCACAGGCTTCATCTTGATCACCCTGTCCGGGGAGACACTCGACAAAGCTCTCCTGCTGTCTGCAATCACCCTGGTCATCATGGTGATCGGGCTGGCTATCGGAGCCGAGGAATAGCAAACGCCGGCGGGAAGGGACATAACCGCCGGCGAGTGCCAAGCGGAGTCTACATCACGCGACATGGCCCCGTCCTCACGGGTTACACTTTCTCGCTATGTCCAAGAAGTACACAGGTTTCGACAAGGCAGCTACCGGGAAGAAGGAGGCTGTCGAGCGTTTCGTCGTGTTGATGAAGCGCAGGTGGGGCTTTCAGAACCTGGGCACATGGAACGTGCGTCTGATGCGATCGGCCCCCAAGGGGATGAAGGTCGGCGATCCTGGCTCGGAGAAGTTCATGTCAGTCCATGCGACGGCGAGGGCGGTCGACTGTGGATTCTCGTACGACCGTCAGGGCATCGAGGCTGCGCGTCAGGCCATCAAGTGGCTGACGTCTCCCGAGGTCGTCGCCGCGCTCGACATCGAGGAAGTACACGACTACTCAGCGGTGAGCAATCCGAACCACCCGACCGCAAAGAAGTGGGGCCGTGGCTGGCGTGTCGGCAGGGGCTGGAAGGAATGGACCGCAGACGACAACGGCGGCACCCCGATGGGCCGCTGGATCCATGTCGAACTCGGCCCGGACGCCTGCGATCTGCCTGCCGACGAACTGGAGAAGCGGTTCCGTTCCCTCCCCAAGCCGGCATGAGCGAGGCAATCGTCGTCGCTGTCATCGGCGGCGTTAGTCTCATCCTTGGAACATTGGTCCAAACAATGAGGCGGGAGAACAACAGGGACCACGCGGTAGTTGCCCAGTCCTTGAACCGTATTGAAACGAAACTGGACGATCACATTGATGACCACCTGAAGGGCGACGTCTGAACTAGAGTGCGTTCCCCGCCAACTGAAGGGTGCTTGCATATGGGAACGACATTTGGAACAATGGATCTGTGGAATCTGAGGTTCTTCCTCACCCGCACCGTGACAAGGGGCATTGAGGAAGAGGACACCTTGGTCAACCTGGTCAGCAAGATTGACCAGGCAATCGAAAGGGGCAACCGTGGGACTAATAGAGGAACTGAACAGGCCGATCGACTATCGGCGTAAATGCCGATTCGGGAATGCCCTGGACAGGCTGAACGACGAGGAGCGGCAACGGGTCATGGAGATCTGCGACAAGATCATGGACGGCACCGGGGAATACACCGCTTCCTGGCTGGCCCGCACACTCCGCGAATCAGGGGTGTCAGCCAACCACCAGTCGATCCTCCGTCACTCCCGAAAGGAATGCTGCTGTGGCTCTGAATGATTCCCCCGAACTGATCCGCGCCATGCGGGAGGCAGACCGTCTGTCGGTTGAACTGGCGAAGGTACGCCGGCAACGCGACTCGGCCGCGACCCATTCTCAGCAGCTCGAAGCCGAGATCGAGAACCTGAATCGGGCACTCGGTGTCGTGGCCGCGACAGAAGACGCCCATCTTCAGCCCCCGTCCTGGATGCGGAAACCCGCCAACAGAAAGAACCGTGGGTCGATAGTCGCGATGCTGTCCGACACACACTTCGATGAGGTGGTCAACCCATCCGAGATGGACGGATTGAACTCCTACAACCGCAAGATCGCAACGATGCGTCTCGAAGCGTGGACACAGAACACCCTGCACATGGCGACGAACTATCTGTCGGGCGTCACCTACGACGGCATGGTCCTGATCCTGGGCGGCGACATCTTCTCGGGCGACATCCATGAAGAACTCGCAGAAACCAACGAGGACACCATGCTGGGGTCGTTGCTGTACTGGTCCGAACAGGTTGCCGCATCGATCAACCTGTTTGCGGACACAATGAAGAACGTCCACGTCGTGTCGGTCCCGGGCAACCACGGACGCATGACACGCAAGCCGCGCGCCAAGCTCCGTGCCAAGACAAACTTCGACTGGCTGCTCTCCAAGATGGTCGAGCGACACTTCCGGGGTGACAAGCGCGTCACGTTCAACATCCCTGATTCAGCCGACGCAACCTTCGAGCTGTACGGCTACAGGCACCTCGTCACACACGGCGACCAGGCCAAGGGGGGAGGTGGGATCGGGGGCATATGGCCGACCGTGATGCGTCTGCGCGCCCGCAAACTCCAGCGGTATGCCGACACCGGCCAGCCGTTCCGCACCATTTGGATGGGTCATTGGCACCAGTACATCTCCACCCCGGAGATGGTGGTCAACGGCAGCATGAAAGGCTACGACGAGTACGCGATGATGAACTCGTTCCAGTTCCAGGTGCCCCAACAGGCGTTGGCTGTTGTCACCCCCGAACACAACATCACCTGGCAATGCCCTGTCTTCTGCATGGACAGGAAGAAGGAGAAGTGGTGATACCGTGACGGCGTGGGCAACTACTGGCTTTACTGTCAATACTGTGACCTCGAATGGCTCTCCTCCGATGGTCATTATTGCCAAGGATGCGGACGACGTGGATCAGAACCCGACGAGTGAAGACCCGAACCCGTTCTCGATCGTGCTGGTGACCTGGGCCGACGCCCACGCAGGCGACGGGGGCTGGCAGGAGCTGGAGGGGTACGAGGATGACGGCGAGGTACTCGTCGAGACGCTAGGTTTCCTGGTGCCCGCCGACGCCCCGGGGGGCAAGAAGGGTCACGTCACGGTATGGCAGAGCTACCACGGGGGTGAGGGCATCAACCCGTTTCACATCCCCGCCGGCATGGTCCGCAACCTGAAGACTTTGACTTGACACACCCCCCGGTTACGGTTACGGTGACCTACGAAACGAAGGGACAACATGAGAACTTGGACACAGATCGCAAAGCAGACCCACGGGTCAGCTGAATGGCTCGCCCAGCGGTGGGCCAACGAGAACGGCGAGAAGCTGGTGTCGGCATCGGTGGCTGCGGCCATCTACGACCGGCACCCTTTCACGTCGGCCGCTGCCTATGCGGCCGAACTCCTGCGGAGCACTCCCCCTGCCCCGCAGGAGGGGAACGAAGCAATGGAGCGAGGCAACCGCCTCGAGCCCGTCATCCTCGACTGGGTGAACGACCGCCTCGGCACGTCCTTCGCGACGCCCGACGTGCTGTTCATGTTCGCCGACGAGGATGCGCGACTGATCGCGACGCTCGACGGATGGGACGGCGAGCGCGTGCTCGAGATCAAGACCACCACGTATGACTTCGTCGGTGCCCTGCCGGAGCATTGGATGATCCAAGGCATCCACCAGGCGGTGTGCGCCAATGTTGACAAGGTGGTGTGGGCCGTGTTCGACCGGTCGCAGACACTCAAGATTCAAGAGCAGATCGTCACGTCCGACGAGAAGGAAGAGCACATCCGCGCAGTCGGTCAATGGCTGTCGTTCATCGACATGGACATGACCCCGACCGGTGTGAACTGGACGTACGAGACGATCTCGTCGCGTCACCCGCAGGACAATGGCGGCATCGCCGAGCTGGGACCCGCAGCTGCTGACCTGATCGCCCGTCTGAAGCACGTCAAGTCGGAACTCAAGTCGTACCAGGCTATGGAGGATTCCCTCAAGGCTGAGCTGTGCGAGCTGATCGGCGACAACGCGAACGCCGTCATCGGTGGTGAACTCGTCGCCACCTGGACCACATCGGATCGATCAACGCTGGACACGAAGGCGTTGAAAGAGGCGCACCCTGACTTGGTTGCGTCGTACACGAAGACCGTCCCCGTGCGGACGCTCAGGCTGAAGGGAGCCAACTGACATGACCACCGAACTGAAAGACATCCTCCCCAAGTACGGGGTGCCGGATCCGAGCATCGTCGGCAAGTTGCCGAAGGGTGGCGCATCACTCGACTTCGTCGGGCACGCAGACGTCACCAAGATGCTGATCGAGATCGACGCGAACTGGACATGGGAGCCCGTCGCGTTTGACACCGACGGTCTGCCCGCCTACCGCGTCGAGAACGGCATGGCCCACATGGCGGGCTGGCTCACCATCCACGGTGTGCGCCGCCTGGGCATCGGATCGGTCATGCACAACAAGCCCGATCTGCTCAAGGAACTCGCGTCCGACTTCATCAGGAACGCTGCCATGCGTTTCGGCATCTGCCTCGCGCTGTGGACCAAGCAGGAATGGCACGATCTCGACGGCCCTGTCGCGGTCAACCCGGCCCCGAAGAAGGCACCCGCGAAGAAGGCACCCGCTGAGACCGCTGGCCCGGACACGAAGTTGACCAAAGTGCAGCTCACCCAGTTCGTCCAGGCTTGCACCAAGGCTGAGCTCGACGCGGACGAGGTCGCTGCCGAGGCAGGGGTCGAGCTGATGCAGGCCACCGTGGCAGATCTCGACAAGCTTCGCGCCGTGTTCAAGAGCAAGGTGGGCAAGTGATGGCTGGGTTCAACACGTTCATCTTGTTGCTGATCAATGCAGGTCTGATTGCCGCGCTCATGCACGTCGGCGATCGCCTCATCGATTCCGAGCGGGAACGCGCAAGGATGCGTCATCAACACCGCGAGATGATGAAGATGGTCGATGACCTTCGCGCACAAGTCCGCCACCTGGAGGCATTCTGATGAAGCACAACCGCAACACCTACCTGCGCCACAAGTGCCGGTGCGAACTGTGCGTCGCTGACGCAGCCGACTACCGCCGACGCCGGCGCATCGAGCTCGGTGGCGACACCGACGTGCGCCTGCCTGGTGCCCCGCTCCTCGCGTTCGTCCGCAAGATGACCGACCAGCGCATCCAGCACGCAATCGTCAAGAGCTGGCTGGAGAACGGAGTCTCGCCGTACACGGTGGACAAGTGGTGCACACGGTTCGGTTCCCATCCCGCCGAGGTGTACGGGGACGAGTTCTACCGAGGATGCTTCGAGGAGGAGGTCGCATGAACAGCGACTACCAAGATCACCTCCGGTCGGTCATCCTCGAACAGCACCAGCGGATCCAAGAGATCAAGCCCAATATCCTGGAGCACCTCCGTAGGTGTTCGTCATGGTCGGTCAACCCGCCTGCTGATCTGCCCCTGATCTTGCGGGCGGCGCAAGAGGTTGTCGCCGAAATGATGGGCCGGATCGACGAGATGTCTGCTGAGGTGGCTCGGTTGTCGAACGAGTTGGCGAGACGCTGTGAGTGACGACATTGTGACCCGACTACGGGAACAGGCGAACATGGGTGGATTTCTTGTCACCGTTGAAACAATGTTTCAAGCAGCTGATGAGATTGAACGCCTACGGGCCGAAGTCAGCAAGTGGGAAGGCGCAGCAGAACGGTTTGCTGAATCTGACCCCAAGTTTGATGCATGGATGTACTACTTCAAAGCGAGGCGCAATGAGCAAGGCTAAGCAGAAAGGCACCGCCGCTGAGACAGCAACGGTGAAGTACCTGCGTGAGCATGGTTTCCCGTATGCGGAGCGTCGTGCCCTGCACGGCACCGCCGATCAAGGCGACATCACCGGATGCGGGCCAATCGTCTTCGAGGTGAAGAATCACGCGAAACTGGATTTGGCGGGCTGGCTCAAAGAGCTCGACGTCGAAATGACCAATGCCGATGTCGAGACTGGTGTTGTGATCGCGAAGAAGCGAGGCACCACCGATGTCGGCGAGTGGTATGCCGTCATGCCTGTGCACATTCTTGTACAACTATTGAAGGACGCTGGGTTCTAACCAGCACTACAGAAGGGACAACCATGAACTACGACGCGTGCATCTCTTGCAAGCACTACTTCGGTGATCACATCGACGGCGAATGCCGGCGATTCCCACCGCGCGAAACACGACCCGGACACATGGGAACATTCCCTCGAGTCATCAGCGAAGCATGGTGCGGGGAACACTCCCCCTCCACCCCAACGGACACAACGGTTTCCTGAGCCCCTGCTAGGTTGGCAGCTTCTACCCCCTGGAGGCTGCATCGACCGAACTTGCCCTGTCCACCGATCGAAGGAGAGACCATGCGAAAGCTGGCCGTATCTGTACTGTCAACCATCATCATCACAGCCGGGTTCACGGTGTCCCCGGCACACGCAACGACCCCGTCACAGCCCCGCCAAAGCCCGTCACACCGCGAGGCTGACTGGTCCCGCAAGAAGTACGGCGCGATCATGCCCGACGCGTACTACGACCAAATCTCCAGGTGCGAGACGTCGCTGCCGATGGGTGCCCCATTCAAGGCCGGCGACAAACACTCGAACTACACATCGAGCATGGGCATCCACAAGCGCACCGCACTCAGGTGGGGAGGCAGCACCAACCTCAACAATCTGACCGCCCGCCAACTGTCCAGGGTCGCAGACCGGATCGCGTTCGCCGGCTGGACAAACCGCGCCGGAGAGTTCGTGTGGCCTGTCGGCCCGTTCGGGTGGGCCACCGTGCGCCACGGCTGCGGAGACACCCTGCACTTCCTGTGCCACTCCCCGCACAAGCGTGTGCAGAAGTATCGAGCTCGAGCTTGCCGGCTCGATGCATCCTCCTGACCTATCCACCACCACGGCATACTGCGCGCATGGCGATCAAGGGAATCAGTCTCCGAGTGTCTTGGCGGTGCCGCCATTGCGGTGTGCACGTCGACACGTTCGTGACCCTTCCCGAACCGCCGACCCATAGATGCCCCAAGCGGGCGAACAGAGTCATCCAACTGGAGAAAGAAGAGGACAAATGAACACGATCACCATCGTCGGCAGACTCGGGCAGGATCCCGAGATGCGATTCACGAAGGACGGCAAGGCTGTCGCTGAGTGGAGCGTCGCAACCACCCGCAAGATCGCAGACAAGGAAGAAACCGTGTGGCACCGCTGCGTCGCGTTCGGTGACAACGCCGAGCACTACGCCGGTTCGTTCTCGAAGGGTCGCCGCGTCATCGTCATCGGTCGACTGTCGATCAAAGAGTTCGACAAGAAGGACGGCACAAAGGGTTCCCGCACCGAGATCATCGTCGACGAAGCTGGTCTCTCGGCACGTTTCGTGAACCTGTTCGTCGAGAATCTCGATGCTGTGCGCCAGGTCCAGGACCGTGTCGGCAAGCAGATGCCGCAGCAGCAGTCATTCATGGACGAGGAAGAGCCGTTCTGATGACATTCGAAGAATGGCTGAAGCTCGGATACGAGAACAGCTGGTGCGGACCCGTCGTCTGCTCAACACACGACGGTGTGCCAATGACGTCAGAAGAAGACGCCGAGTTCATCGAAGGCTTCGACCCGTGCGTGAGCGTTGTGAGGATCTACGAATCCCCTGAACAGCGCGCACACGTCGAGGATGCCCACAGCCCATCTTTGTGGCGCGCCTCCAATGCCGGACTCGCCTGAGGTTCCGATCCCAGGGGACGAAGAGATACCCCTGTTCCAGTTCACGCGGTCTAACCCGGACTGCACCCATTGCGGCACCGTCGAGCGTGCGCTCGCCATATGGCCCGAATCTGTACACGAAGAATGTGAGTGCTGGTGTCATCAACATCGAAAGTCAACGAGTTTGCCCCGATCGGCTGGCAGGACAGGGCGGCGTGCATCGGGGTCCCGATCACGGTCTTCTTCCCGGAAGAGATAGGTGTCTCCACCGCTCGCCAATACAACCAGGCCCGTCAGTACTGCAACGCGTGCGAGGTCCGCGACGCCTGCCTCGCCTTCGCGATGCACCACGAACGGGACCAATGGCGCAGGTTTGGGATGTTCGGGGGCAAGACCCCAAAGGAACGGGGCCAGCTGGAGCACTACTTCCCTTACAGGGACTGGTTCAAGAACCCTCCCCACCCGGATGACTTGACAATCACACACCCGTAGGTCACAATGTCCCTAGTGCCCAACAGGGGCGTAACGGAAGGGACATCCGATGACATACAAAGTGACCACAATCCAGGCAACAGACCTGGAGTGCCCTAACTGCGGACAGCCCGCAGGTAGCTGGTGCCAACGCGGAGGTGAGATCCTCGCGGGGATCGCGGGATGTGCCAAGCGCGACCGCCTCACCCGCGCCTACAACCTGGCCCAGCACCGCGGCGCAGCTGCCGGTGACGCCCTGTTCGACGGCAACAGCACCGCCGTCCAGGCGTGCGCGCTGATCGACGGATACAACGAAGGTGATCCCGCAGTCATGGACCTGATGCCGGCGTGCCTGTCCGGTGAGTGGGCTGGCGAGTCGATCCCGGAACTGTTCGATCTCCCCGTCGGTGCACCGTTCCCGTCGGACGACGAGCTCGCCGAGTACGAGAACTACTTCCAGCAGGCGTACTGGGATGCGGCCATTGCCCATGCCACCGCGATCCTCGAAGGAGACTTGGCATGATGTGCGTCAGCTGCAACCTGCCCACCGTCGGCAGCTCGAAGTACTGCGCGACCCATCGTGCCGAGGCACGTGCCGCGTGGAAGGCCCGTATCGAGGACTCGAACGCGGAGCGCACCGCCCGCGAGGTCCGTCACCAGGAGATCATCACCGAGATGTCGCACGTCGCGATGCTTGCCTACGAGAATGCCGAGCCCACCCCGATGGTGGTGTACGAGACCGAAGGTCTGACCGACGTCCCGAAGGAGGACGGCAAGAGCTGGTACGTGGGCGAGGGTCCGTGCGGTTTCGCGTGGATCGTGATCAAGCCGGCCACCTGCTCGTTCGCCCGCTGGTGCGCGAAGAACAACATCGGCCACGCGGCATACGAAGGTGGCTGGACGATCCCCAGCTACGTGCTGGTGCCCGGTGAGGGACAGTCCTACGAGCGCAAGCGCGCAGCGATGTGGGCCGCGGCTCGCGTCCTCACCATGCACGGCATCAAGGCTCGTCCGATTGCGAGGCTCGACTGACATGAAGTACCTGCTCATTGCCGAGCGTGGCACCACCACGAACATGGTCTCGTTCGACGCCGAGAATGACACCGATGCAGAACTGACCGCCGCGTTCAAAGTGATGCGCGCTGCCCCGGAATCCACGCTGTGGGCACGCGGCGAGATCACCCTCAAGAACGCAGCCGGCGACATCATCTCCCGGATGCCCGCAAAGCGAGACGACCTGTGAACCCGCTGTGCCCCGACCCGAGCTACCCCGAATGGGATGCCGTCGCACAGGGATGCAAGGCCGCAGCCAGGGCTGTTGCCGAGACACCGTCGCTGTGGCCGTTCTACGTCTTCGCACTCGTCATCGCCGGCCTCATCGGTGCTGTACGTTGGTTCGATGTCGACTGACCGTTCCCAACTGCTCGCGGCTCTTTCGCGCACTCGTCCCGTGACATACAACGTCGCCGGCGACGGGAACGCCGATTGCCGCGATGCGGTCGTTCTCCGACATTGGACCGAGCCGATCGAGATCCTGGTTGTCCGTCCCGATTCGGCCCCGTTCATCACGTTCTCGAAGCACGTCAACAATCAGCTCATCATCCGGGTGACAACCCCAGTCGAGCTTCACGGTTCGCGACTCCATGTCCCCGACGCGGTGTTGTGTTGGGCAACTCTCGATCGGTTCGCAACAACCACGGCCGGTGCAGAACCTGGACATCTGATTGTCCGCAACGGGAAGATCTTCTCGCAGCGGCGCAGCCGAGGTTCCGATGCCAGGATCGGAGGTTCCGATGCCAGGACATCGCGCGCGCGCACGCGCGCACGCGCACACGCGCCCGCGCCCGCGCCCGCACGCTCGCCCGTGCGCGCGTACACACGCACACGCACACGCACACGCACACACGCGTGCACGCAGGTGCACGCGCGCGACCGCGCCGCGCTCCGGGCCCGTCTCCGGCCGCGCCGGTTCCGTCTCGCGCGCGAGGTGCTCGCCATCGTCGCCGACGTGCTCCGGCTCCGCAGCCGCGGCGACTGACCGACACCGGCCCCGCCGCGCTCCCGGTTGCGCGTCGCGCTCCGCGCTCGCGCCTCGACCGGCACGCCCCTGCCCGCGCGCATGACTTGCGCCGCGTCTCCGGATGTGGGACGATGACACCGGCCGCACACCCCGTGCGGCCCTGTCGAAAGGGACAACATGAACACCAACGAAACCCGCAGGCCGCTAACGCCTGCCCAACTCGAACAGCGACTCGCGCGCGCGTTCGACCGGGTGCGCCCCGCGTACCTGCTCCGAACCACACCGGTGCACAAGATGCCGCAGGCCATCGAGGCACGCGCCGCCTACGACGCGTTCCGCGCCGAACACGGCCACGGCCCCGGCGCGCCGCTGCTCTCCGAGGACATCGGAAAGACGATGAAGAACGACGCCCGCACGTACGCGCTCGCGTTCCTCCCGGCGAACACGTCCGGCCTCGCGAACGTGTGCGCGTTCGAGGACCGGTGCGCGGAGACGTGTGTCGCGTTCTCCGGCAAAGGTGGCGTGCAGTCCGTGCGCGACGCGCGTTGGGTCCGTCTCGCGTTCGCGATTGAGAACCCGCGCGCGTTCGCGTGGCTGCTCACGGCCGAACTCGCGAAGATTCACACCGACGCCGTCGGCCAATGGTGGGCCGACCACGCAGGCCAGGAACTGCCGACCGGCTCCGCGGCCCCGTTGCGCCTGGTACGTCTCAACGCGTACAGCGACATCCGTTGGGAGCGCGTGTGCGGCTGGCTGCTCGAGGACTGCACCGCGGTGGGGTTCTACGACTACACGAAGCACACAACGCGCAGCCGCCCCGCTACGGACCTCCCGCACAACTACCGCCTGACCTACAGCGTGTCGCGCCGCTCGACGCTCGCCGAGGTGCGCGCCGCGGTCCGCTCCGGCCGTAATGCCGCGGTGGTCTTCGCAGCCCGCGCACACTCGAACCACGACACGTTGCCCGCCACCTGGGCCGGTCTCGAGGTCATCGATGGCGACACGACCGACGACCGCTACAGCGACCCCGTCGCCGTCGTCGTCGGGCTCCGCCGGAAAGGCTCGATGACCATCGCCGGGGACCTGGTGCAGGCCGGAACCCGTCTCGGTCTCGAAGCGTCACGCAACGCAGGCACACCGCGCACACTCGACCACGTCGAGCGGCGCGGCTGGCTCACGTACACCGCGCCCGACGGCATCGAGGTGCTCCGCGTCGAGGGCTGGTGGTCCCTCTCGCTGGATGGCCGGTCCGTGGTCGCGCGCAAGTTGGGCGGCCGGAACCGGTGGCAGTTCTGCAGCGCGGCCGACGTGCTCACGTTCGAGGAGGCCAAGTGATGAACCGCTACGGCACCCCGCATGAGTTCATGCCCGACGACCTCTCAGAGCACGCGCTAGTGCTCGCGTTCGATTTCGAAGATGACCACGAGGTGACGCCCGCCGCGCTCGCGGCGCGCAACGCGTCGCGGCTGCTCGACCTGCACGCCGCAGGCATCGACTGCCTCGACCAGGACCCCGCCGCAATCGACTGGGAGACACTCGAGGCCCGCGCCAACCGCGCCGGACACGACACGTACAACAGCGACACGCGTTGGGAACTGTACGCAGGCAGCATCACCTGCAGCGACGACTGCACCGAAGAGTGCAGCCCCCGCCCGTCCCGCGTGCGCGTGTCGGCCGACATGGCAGACCCGCACGGAATCGCTCGCCCGTCTCGCGTCGACCGTGCCCGCGCATGGCTCACCGACATGGCCGACTACCTCGACCGCATCGACAGCGACAGCGACGACGTCGACACCGACGCGCTCGAGACGCTCGAGGACGCGCTACGCGTGCTCGAGGCCGCCGACACCCTCGAGCCGTGCGAACACGGCCACCAAGAATGCAGCACCGAGCCGCGGGGCCGGTGCACGAACGAGGCCGCCGACCTGACCGACAGGTGCGAGGACTGCCGCGAAGCCGACGTGACCGAGTACGGCTGCCCGTTCGCGCTGCACACCGGCGAACGTCTGTGCCTCGACTGCTGCGGCTGCCCGGACCACGTCGAAGAGTCCCACGATCAGAACGCGGCCACCCCGGCCACGGCCACGGCCACGGATCAAGAGACACCCGGCGAGGCCCGCGCCTACCGCGTCACGTTCACCCTGGGCACCACCTACGAAACCACCGTGAACGCCCGCACCGCAGCCGAAGCCGCCGCACTCATCGAGGGACTCGACGAAGACGACGCCGACGAAATCGAGGTGAGCCGCGAAGTGCTCGGCGCGCAGCCGGTGCACTACTGCGACGCGTGCGGCGAAGAGATGACCACCGGCGACGAGGCCACGTGCGGCGACTGTGTCCGCTACCTGACCCGGACCACCGACCAGGACGGCCAGCCGTGACCGCGGCAACGCTCGCAGCCGTGACGCTCGCCCCGTCCTGCATCGCGAACCCGCACGCGTTCACCGACGGCCTCACCCTGGGCGCGCTCACCACCCTGGCCGCACTCGCGCTCGCAGCCTGGAGAACCCGCCGCCGATAGAACCCCACAACCCAACCCCGCCCAACGCGGCCCCGTCGAGCACCACGCCGGCGGGGCCGCTCCCATTCCCGGACCAACGCCGGCCGGAGCACGCCGGCAGCCCCGTGCACAACGCCCAGCCGGAGCACAACGCCGGCCGAGTCACACCCATTTCGTCGATGACGAAACCCCCCCGCACCCAACACCCACACCCACCACCAACGGCCCGCAGAACGCACCACAACGCGCCAAACCAGCACCCAGCACGCAGCCACAGCACATTGCTAGGCGGCCGGATGCCGCGCGCGCACCAGTTCCGGAAGGCACCCGGGTTGAGGGAACGAGGCCAGCGCGGGCCAGGAACCAGCCGAGCACGACCCCGAACCCACGGCCCCGAACCCCACCCCCACCGAAAAACTCGCGACCGGGAGTCTGCCGCCTCCCCGGGCCCGGGGGAAGTACATTAGTTGTTCTGTCGGGTGTCACTCTTTGGCGGTGGTTTGGCGGGGTGTTGTTGTGTGCGGCTGTGGTGTGTGGTTGTGTGACCAACCCGAGCGGAGCGAGGGGCGGTAGCCCAACCGGAGGGCGGGAGTCGAGAGCTGGTGGGTTGTGTGCCTCCCCCACGTTTCATCATCGTTTTGATGATCGGTGGCCGTGGCTAGTTTGAGCCGACACCGTTGCGACTGGTTGTCTTGCCCGAGGTGACGTTCGGGTGCGCTGCTTGATCCTCTTATGCGCTAGGGGAAGGACGGTCGTGGTTACTTCTTGAGTGCAGGGATCATCTACCCCAGTTCCCTGGTGTCATCTGCCAGCAGAGTGCAATCCCCTACGTGACCGTGCGTGCCCTGGCGTCTCCCGACGCGGGGGTCTTGTTCGGTTGCGGGCCGCAGGTTAGCAGGTTGGTGTGTTACTTTGTTGGGATGGCAGCAAAGAAGAAGTCGAGTTCTGCGAAGCCGGCGAAGAAGAAGTCGGGTGCGGAGAATGATCCGGTGCTGAAGAAGCACGCGATCAATGAGGCGAAGAAGGCTGCGGCCAAGTATCAGTCGTCGCCGATGAATCGGGCGCAGGTGATTCAGCCTGCTGGGAAGAGCTACACGCCGGATCAGCCCGAGTTCTTCACGAAGACGAAGGGCCGCGCTCGGGCGATGACTCAGGTGTACACGAACCGGTACAACGAGGTGATCAAGGAGTTGGATCGTTTGTCTGCGAAGCGGATGCCTATCAAGCGGGCAAAGCTGCGGGGGAAGGTCTGATGGCTGCGAAGCGGAAGCCGTCCGGGAAGGGCAGCGGGAAAGAGTTGAAGAGTTACAGCGCAGCTGTGAACGCGATCGCTGAGGCCGGGATAAAGGGTTTGGAGGGGCCGAAGAAGGATTCGGTTGCTGTGTACAAGCGTTTCAATGCGGTGAAGAATCCGACCACGAAGGATTTGGCTGCGGTCAATGCGTATCTGAAGTCGATGTCTCCGCGTCGTAACGGGTCGGTGAAGAAAGCCAAGTGAAGAAGTCGAAGAAGGTTGCGAAGGTGATGCGGGAGTACAAGGGTGGAACCTTGCATTCCGGCAAGGGTGGCCCTGTTGTGAAGTCCCGTAAGCAGGCTGTGGCGATTGCCATGTCTGAGGCGGGGATGGCGAAGAAAGCCAAGAAGAAGAAGAAGTAACCCGTATGGGTACTAAACGAGTCGTTCCGGCGCGCGATGTTGCGCTGTATTGGCAGTCCCGCGCCTCGGGGATGTCTATGGCTGACGCGGCCCGTGTGGCTGGCATACACAAGAACACCGCCTCTAAGTGGGAAGCGAAGAAGAAGGCTGCTGTCGCGAACGACGCCCTCGCCCAGCTTGAGGAGAAGGTCACCTCATCGAAGCGGTCAGGTGGGGCACGCGCCACCCTGGTCGCGGACCTGCTCGAAGGATCAAACCTTCCCCCTGTCATCCCCGATGACCGTCTCTGCCCTGAAGCTCAACGCGGCCTTCAGGACTTCGACTTCTTCCGCAGGTACTACCTGGGGCGTGTCCCCAGCCCCTGGCAGGTGGACGCCGCCTACAAGATCGTCGAGCTGCTCGAATCCGAAGACAAAGAACACCTCGTCGTGAACGTCGCCCCGGGCGCAGGAAAGTCAACCCTGTTCCACGACGTGGCCGTGTGGTGCATCGTCCGCAACCGGGCAATCCGTGTCCTCTACGGATCCGTGTCCCTTGCGCTCGCCAAGATGTACTCGCGCCGAATCCGTGAAACCCTGGAACGCCCCGTCCCGATCCAACCCGACCCCGAACTGGTACGCAAAGGACTCGCTGTCAACGCCGAAGGATGCTTGGCTGTGGATTATGGCCGTTTCAGACCCTCAGATAAAGGAGCTTTGTGGCGGGCCGAAGAGTTCATTGTTGAACAACACTCCCAGTCAGGGCTTGACAACAAGGAACCAACCGTCCGCGCCTACGGTTTCGACTCAGAGTTCATCGGCCACCGCGCGGACCTGGTGCTGTTCGACGACGTAGCGTCCCCTGAGAACAGCAAAGAGTCCACAGCCCGCGACCGTCTGCTGGAACGGTGGGACTCAATGGCTGAAGCCCGTGTTGACCCGGGTGGTCTGCTCGCTGTTATTGGTCAGAGGCTCGGATCCCAGGACCTGTACGCGCATTGCCTCTCCAAAGAGACGTTCGAGGACCTGGATGACCTGTACGACGGGTCAGATGTGACCGGCACCGACTCCGACACCACGGTCGAGCCGCTCCGAATCAAGAAATACAAGCAGCTGGTGTACAAGGCGTACTACGAAGACCTCGACACAGGCCCCGAATCGCGCAGAAAGTTCGCCAAACCGTGGCCGGAAGGCCCTCTGTTGGACCCGTTTCGCCTGTCCTGGCAGGATCTGTCGTTCATCAGGCATTCCAGTCCGCAGAAGTTCAAGGTTGTGTACCAACAGGAAGACCTGGACATGGACAACGCCCTCATTGAGCGGGTGTGGGCCACCGGTGGGTTGGGTCCCGACGGGGTTCTGTACCCAGGATGCATAGATAACGACCGCCAACCAGGGCATATCCCCCCGGGGCTGGAACATCCGATTATTTCTGTGTGTTCTATTGACCCGTCCCCCACCCAGTTTTGGGCGATCGAGTGGTGGTTGTACCAACCTGAGACAAACCTGCGGTATTTGATCGATATTGAGCGCAGGAAACTGACAGCTGAGGAACTTCTCGGGTATGACGTGTCAACCCGTGAGTATTCGGGGGTCATGGAGGAATGGCAGAACAGGTCCGACCGAATGGGCTACCCGATAACCCATTGGATTGTGGAGATCAACGCCGCCCAGCGGTTCCTGCTGGCGCACAACTTTGTCCGAACCTGGCAGGCATTGAACGAGACAGCGGTGGTTCCCCACACCACATCCCGCAACAAGCTGGACGAACACATGGGTGTCGAAGCCCTGCTTCCCCCGCTGTGGAGGTCAGGTTCAGTCAGGCTTCCGACGATGCGCGGCAACTACAAGACGATGATCTTCGTTGACGAGATGTGCAGTTGGCACCGGCAGAAGAAGCACAACACCGACACCGTCATGGCTCATTGGTTCGCCGAACTCCATATGCCTGACTTGACCGAACCTGTCGCGGCCCCTAGAATGTGGCGTCCTTCGTGGCTAGCCGTGTAATATCCTGACTGTCCATGTCTGTTCCGGGGTGTTTCAATGATTAGTGCTGAAGAGATCGTCACCCTGTACAAGTTGCGACGTGATTCCCAGGGTCCTCTTCTGCGACGGATGCGTGACATCAAGGATCTTGTCAACGGCGACATCATTGTCCCGTTGAACGAGCTGGACAAGAACGCGAAGACGTCGGTCGCAAACCTGGTCAACCAGGGTCTCGAGCAGATGTCGATGCGTGTCGCCTCGACGATGCCTGTGCCGTACTTCCCGCCGTTGCGTGAGGGTCAGGAACGCGCCAAGAACCTCGCTCGGGACCGCAAGCGGGCCATGTTGTCCATTTGGGATGCGAACCGTATGTCAGCCAAGATGCGCCGGCGTTCCCGCAACCTGCTCGCGTACTCGTCTGCCCCTGTCTACATCAAGCCGAACTTCCGCACGATGCAGCCGACGTGGCACGTCCGTTCCCCGCTGGACACTTTCCCGTCCCCGATGGAGGATCCCGACGACCCCGTCCCAATGAACGTCATCTTCTCCTACAAGAAGACGGTTCGCTGGGTCCGCAACCAGTACGGCAACGTGATCCCCGGGTTGGATCTCGGCATCGCATCCCTCGATGATCAGGTGACGATGCTGGAATATGTGTGCGCGAACGAGATCGTTGTCGTCATCACAGGTTCCGATGAGCAGTCCTCCAAACTGAAGTCGATGCCTCCCGTGGTTATCGAGCGGATCCCCAACAGGACAGGCCGCCCGCTGGCGGTCATCCCGCAACGCATCTCGTTGGATGAGCCGCGCGGCCAGTTCGACGGCTCTCTCGGGATGTACTACACCCGTGCCCGTCTCCAGGCTTTGACGGAGATCGCGATTGAGCGCGGCATCTTCCCCGACGAATACTTGGTTGCCCGCCCCGGTGAGAACCCACAGATCATTCAGGTCGCCGACGGCAAGCTCGGCATCCTCGGAGTGGTGAAGGGTGGAGACATCCAGCAGTTTCAACAGAACCCCGGCTACAAGACCGATGTCGCGATTGACAGGCTCGAGCGTCAGGAACGTCTCGAGAGCGGTATCCCCGCAGAGTTCGGTGGCGAATCAGGAACGAACATCCGCACAGGCCGGCGTGGTGAAACCATTCTGTCCGCTGTCATCGACTTCCGCGTCCAGGAAGCACAGGAGATCTTTGCTGCGGCCCTCCTGGAAGAGGACAAGATTGCCATCGCGATCGAGAAGACGTACTGGGGCAACAGCCCGAAGTCGTTCTATCTGTCGTCCCGAACGGGCGGCAAGGTTGACTACACCCCGAACAAGTTGTGGGAAGCCGACTACCACAATGTCGCATATTCTTCTTCGGGTGCGGATGTCAACTCGCTGATCGTGGGTATCGGTCAGCGTCTAGGCATCGGCTTGATATCGAAGGAGACCGCCCGTGAAACCGATCCGCTCATTGCGGATCCCGAGATGGAACGTGACCGCATCGTCGCAGAGACGATGGAATCTGCCCTGCTGGACTCAATCAAGTCGCAGGCAGCCGATCCGAACGGGCCGTACCAGCCGGAAGATCTCGCGTATCTCACACGGCTTGTTCTTGTTGAGAACGTGCCCATCTATGATGCGGTTGCTCGTACCAATCGTCGGGCACAGGAACGTCAGGCTGCCGAAGCTCCTGTCCCGCCCGAAGGCGGTATGCCCCCCGAGGCAATGCCTGGGTTGGCAATGCCAGGGATGGGTGGCGCACAACCGATGCCTCCGCAGGCTGGAGGCATTGAAGGTCTCCTTGCACAGCTCGGTGGTCAGTAGTGGCGTACGGTAACCGCACGGATCTGAACAGCCCTGCCGAGAAGGTGGCGAAGAGGACCGCACCAGGGCAGACCTACGGGAAGGCTGCCGAACAGATGCGCGCCCAACAGGCTGTCCCGATGGCACGGTCAGCAGCTGACGCACCTTCCCAGGTTCCTGCAGGCCCCGCTCCCGGGGGTTTGGGTGACTTTGCCCGCCCGACGGAACGGCCGCAAGAACCGATCACCGCTGGTGTCGACTTCGGTCCTGGCATGAACGCGATTCAGGCCGGCGTCAACAGGACGCTCCGCACCGATGACCCTGTTCTCGATCGCATCCAGCAGTTGTTTGCGATGTACCCGAACGAGGATCTTGCTGATCTGCTTGACAGTTACGTCAAAGACGGGTTCTGATGCCGTTCTACGATTACCGTGACGAACCCGAAATGTTGCGCGACGCTGCGATGCGTGCGAAACCACAGTCAAAGACGGCGCAGGATGCGCTCGTAGCCAAGAGGCTGGGAGATATATACGGTCGTCATCCGTATATGCAGGCGGGTGTGGCGTTGTCGTTGGCTGAAGCCGGCGCGGACATGGCGATGGTTGACCAGGTAGCGAACAAGTCAGCGATGGTCGGCATGGAGAAGGCGCGCGGGGCTGCCGCAGGGGCGAACGAAACGGATGAGACCCCGTTCGAGTTCAAGGAGGGGATCAAGGGGAAACTGACACGGAACCTGGGCGGTCTTATCGGCAAGGTCGCGTCTCCTGTCGGTAAGAGTTTGTCGTGGCTGGGTGGCAACACGTTGGGTCGTAGTTCGAAACTGAAGACCGCGTCCAGGTGGGCGGTTGCTGGGTTGCAGTTCCCCGCTGAATACATCGCCAACTACGGTTCGTTGGTTACCGACCCGGACGAGGAAGCCAAGCGTGCGACTGCAAGCAGCAGGTGGACCCTTCCGACGAATATGTTTGCGTCAACGTCGCTGGGTGCGATGCTTCAGCACGGTGACGATTCGGGTGAGGGATTCTTTGTCGGTGGCGAAGCAGAGAAGAAGCGTGTCGAGAAGGTCAAGAAGTTTCGTTGGCAGGTCAACGGAGAGTCCTACACGGTCGGTCGCGGTACGGCCAACATGGTTGCGACTCCAGGGTCTGAGTCATACAAGTTTATTTCGGGCCTGATTGACGGAGCGATCGGTTTCTTTGCTGATCCAAGCAATGTCGCAGGCAAAACTTTGAAGGGTGTCAAGGCTGCCCGGGCGGCAGTACCCGTGATTCAGTCAGCAGACGAGATCGCAGCCGCCAGCAAGATGGCGAAGGGGGCTGCCGGTCTGCTGTCAACGGCTGAACAGCACGCAATCGATACCAGCAAGTTCTTCAACTGGTTGGACAACAGCAAGTTCGGTCAGCGCATCGTCACGAAAGCAACCGACGAAACCGACGCATACCGAATGCTGGAAGCGTTTGACTTCCGTATCAGCGTGGACGACGCGAAGCGTCTTGCTGATGCACGGACAACCGACGAAGTCCGGGGGATCATCGGCGAGGCAGCAACCCGCCTCAAGGACGAGACGGAACAGGGCATGGTTCCGTTTGCGACGGACGCCCGCCAGCTGCCGATCACAAAGAAGATTCCCGCGTACCGGCTGCGCGCAAACAGCAGGTGGTTGAGCAAGGTCCCCGACCAGCGGCTGATTGTTCATGGAACCCCCGAGGAACGCATCAAGGCTGTCAAGAATGTCGGCAACTATCTGAAGACAATCAAGGTTGACCCCTACAGCGGGGACGGCAAGAAGCTGATGGATGCAGCTATCGAGGCGTTCTCGGAGAACGGGACACGCGTCAACGCCGATGTTGTTGCCCGCACGTTCCTGGGTGACCCGTCACGCGGTCTCAAGGGGATCGTCCACATGGCCCTTGAATCCGCTGGGCAGGAAGCCCAGGTCATTGACGACGTCCTGGAGCAGTTCCGGTCGGGTCTGCAAACGCTTCGCAAGTATGCGACAGATTCCGCAGGTCTGACTGATGACAACGGTTTCATGGTCCACATGACACAGTTCATGGACGACGACGAGTTGTATCAGTTGTTGAAGGAGATCCACCCGACAAAGATCAACCCGACGATGTCCCGCCTCGATCTTGATGACGTTGTGGCGAACCTTGAACCCGGGGAACTGAGCGTTCACGGGCCGATGGCGTTGTCGCAAATGCTGAACAACGTCGTCATCCTGCCTGATCCGAACGAACTGCGCCGAATGACCACCAACCCGTTCTTCCGTGTGACAAAGGACGGAAAGCAGCTGGCGGCAACAAAGTTGTTGACTTACCTCCAGCAGGAGGTGTGGAGGCCGTATGCGCTGATGAGTGTCGGCTACATGGTTAGAAACACGATGGATGCCACGATGCGTCTCGGTCTGCACGGCTACCTGTCCAACCCGATTGACTACATCTTGATGGGTCTCGGCAGGCGCGGACTGGGAACTGTGAACCAGGGTGAACTGTGGTCCGAAGCCGGCGAGGCAGCCAACCAGTTCACGGACGTTGCCGACTTCAACCGTTGGATGCGGCGGTCTTCCCAGCACCTGTCTGATGATCCCGCCAAGAGCGTCGCCCACTTGATCAAGACCGATCAGGTTGCCGTGCTGGAACCGTCTGATCTTGCGTACGGCCAGGGCCTGGTTGACAACGGGAGGCTGATTCATGCATCCCCGGAACTGCGTTTCTACGCGCAGATCATGCATCTTCCGATCGACAGACAGCACCAACTGTTTGTCAAGTGGCTGGACCAAGCAACCCCTGAATCGCGCATCGCCCGAAAGACAATCGTGGATTACCTGATCGATGGTCCGGTCGTGGCGAACCGCAACAACGGGCGTGTTCGTAGTGTCGGGAGGGTACGCAACGCAGAAACCATGACCACCGACGAACTCGTTGAGGCATGGTTTGAGAAGGGCGGCGCGCCCCAAGTTGACAACTTCACACAAGGAACGGACGAACTGAGGGCCGTGGTCGCTTACAACGATGTGCCGATCGCGCCGTCCGAGATATGGGACGAGTCAATGGTGGCAAGCAAGTCGGTGACACCAGGTCGTTCCAAGCCTGGTGACCTTCTCGTCGAGGATATAACGATTGACCCCTTGGATCCTCAGTTCAACTATTGGCGAATCCTCGAAGTAGAGACGCTTCCCGGTCTCAGGGGTGGGACAAGAAAGTCGTTCAAGGTCATTCCTGTCACCGATCCTGGTGCCGCAATGGCTGATGACGCTGGTTCGCCGGCGATGAACGCGTTCATCAGGGACCTGTTGGAGCAGAACGCAGCCCGCAATCCCGCTGATCCGATGCGTCTTCCCGCGCGAGTCATGGGCCGTGTCCGTACGAAGCAGGCAGAAACAATCCAGGGTGTGTCGGAAGGAGCGGCCGCAGCTGCCAGGGCTGTGGCTACACCTGCACGTTGGTTCTTTGAGAATGTTGTGAGCAACTGGGAGCGGGCAATCGACAAGTCGCCAGCATTCAAGATGGCGTATTACAGGGCCGTCGCCGAGAATGCCCGACTGCTCACTCCTGCTGAAGCCGATCTGCTGATGCAGAACATCGATGATTTCGCTAAGGCTCGCCTGCCGAAACTGCACGCCAGGAATCCTGAGAAGGCTCGCGCCACCTGGATGGGCGGCAAGGAGAACTACGACGACCTCAAGGCCGCTGTTGACGAAGCCAAGACGAGAGGGGACGGTGTCGGCACGGTGCAGCAGTTGCAGGATTATTCGTCCACCCGCGCCCGCCGTGACTTGGAAGATCTGTTCTTCCAAAGCGTTGAGAAGAGCAACATTGCCGAAGCAACACAGTTGATTGCCCCGTTCGGTGCCGCCTGGGCGAACATTGTCGGCAGGTACAGCCGTGAACTGATCGAGAACCCGTTCCGTGTCCGCAAGGCACAGCTCGTCTACCGGGGTCTCGAGCAGGCTGACCCCGACCAGGATGGACGCGGATACATTTGGAAAGACCCGACCACAGGTCAGATGAAGTTCACGTTCCCGTTCTCGGGACAGGTCATCAACGCCGTGACGGGCATCCCGGGGATATCAATGGCCGCCCCCGTAAGCAGGTTGTCGGCAGGGTTCTCGGCGATCCCCGCGTTCGGTCCGATGGTGCAGATAGCCGCTAGCGACGTGTTCGACAGGTTTGCCGTGCCAGGGCTAGATGAGTTCCGCAGATTTGTGACGCCGTTCGGCGACGTCGGGTTGAAGTCGATGGTCCCAGGATCTCTTCAGAAGGCGTTCTCTGCCCTGGCTGACAGCCCTGACAGGCTTGAAACAATGTACGGCAACACCTACAACGACGTGTTCGCCCATTTGTCAGCATCAGGCGAATACGACCTGACGGATTCCAATGAACGCAACCGCTTGAACACAGACGCAAAGATGAAAGCACGCTACATCGCGATGATCAGGGCCATTGGACAGTTTGTTGGACCCACCGCTCCGTCTCCCGACTATAGGTTCAAGACTGGATCGGGTCAGTATTACTTCACGTCAGAAATGATCAACTGGTATCGCGACGAACAGGCCAAGAACTACGACACCGCAGTTGGGAACTTCCTTGATAAGTTCGGCGACCAACCGTTGATCTACACCGCCGGCAAAACCGAGGTCATGGAACCGTACGCAGGTATTGACGCCACAGAACAGTTCCAGCGTTGGGAAAGGGAGAACGCTGATCTGCTGCGGGACCACAAGGAAACAGCAGGGTATCTCGCCCCTGGCGGCACCGAAGCTGACTTCTCGATGCCCGTGTGGTCACGTCAGATTGCGGCAGGAATGCGCCGCCGTATAGACCCAATGGACCGATTGGCTGTTGCCCAGTACACGGTCGCGGCTGCTGAGATGCGTGCCCGCCGCAAGGAATACGGTCCGGATATCACCTCAGGTGAGCGGGCAGCCTTGAAAGAGTACCGTCAAGAACTGGTGGAGAAGTACCCAGGGTTCGTCACGGCTGCTTCGTTTGACACCAAGGGGTTCGACAATATGTTGCTGAACCTGCGCGAGTTGATGGCTGATCCCCGGACTGAAGGTAACTCCGTGGTGGCATCAGCAGCCAAGTATCTCAGGCTTCGCGATCAGGCTGCCTTGGAACTTGAGGAGGAAGAGGGTGTCACCCTGAGGGCCGACAAGAATGCTCGTGCTGTCCAGCTGAAGAACTTTCTGTATTCCTACGGGGAGGAGTTGGCCGCCAAGAATCCTGACTTTAGTAGGCTTTGGCAGCGCGAACTTTCAGCAGAGGTTGAGGACTGATGGCAGACAACACATCACCAAGTACTACGGTCCCTGACGACGAGGAACCTCAGCTCCCAAGCAAGACGTTGGGTCAACCAGCATCTCAGACCTTTGCTGAGTACTACCAGCAACGCTATGACGCCGCATTCGCGTACCTCAAGGAAATGAACAAGAAACAGCGGTTGGACTTTCTTGAGTTGCTCAGAAAGAAGGGCTTCAACTCTTCTGTACCGGTGTCGCCTACGGGTACGGATCCATCTGATGTGGCGCGTGTGCGCGAACTGCTCGTCTATCAAGACACGTTGAAGGACGTGACCGTCAGTCAGTTGCTTCCTTCAACAATCGAAGAAGTCAAGGGCTGGTCAGACAAGTCAACCATTGGAAAGGGGTCTGCTTCCAGGACCGCGACAGCAGATCTTGACGCCTACCTAACTTCCGTGATGCAACAGAAGATCGGCCGTTCCCCCCGGGCATCTGAGATGGAGAAGTTCCGCAAGGCGTACGCAGCAATGGAGGCAGGCGGAAACGAGCCGAGCGCGACCGTGGCTGCCGAACAGCAGGTCAAGGCCGCCAACCCCGCAGAGTACGAGGCTGCCCAGTTCGCGAACTTCGCGTCCACGTTCGAGACAATGTTGCGAGGTGCATGATGGCTGCCCGTAAGCGAACCAGTCAGGACAGTTCAGGCGGGTCGTACCAGCCGATTGGTCCTGATGGCAAGATGGTTTGGGTCCCCAGCGGAACCCTGAACCCGACAATCGTTATCCCGGGGACGACAACGACCACCTCCCCTCCTCAGACATACAGACCGCCTACCAGGACACCTGCCGCGCCGAGTGGAACCCCGACAACGTCCACGACTACGCCGGCGACGACCACCACAACTCCTCCTGCGACTCTCCCGCCAAAGACGGGTTCTCCGACCACCACGACCGTCCCCGCAGGCAAGGGAACGCCGTCGTCGAAGAGTGGGCCGTCGTTCCGAGAGATCGAGGAGCGCGACAAGGACTTCCAGCCACCGAAAGAAGACAAGGGTGACAAGGGTGACAAGGGCAACAAGGGCAACAAGGGTGGAAAGGGCAACAAGGGTGGAAAGGGCGGCTCCACTCCTGCAACCCCGCCAACCCTCGAGGAGAACGTCCGCAGGCTCTACCCGCAGTTCTCCTACCTCCTCGACAACCCTGAACTGTTCGGCGACGATGTGCTGGCCGTCATCAAGCGCGCCGTCAAGGACGGGTGGACAACTTCCAGGTTCCAAGGATCGATTCAGGCGACAAAGTACTGGCAGACGACCGTTACGGAAGCAAAGAACTTTGATGCGCTGACACCCGCCGACCAGGACATGAAAGTCCAGGACGCGATCGACGAGATCGGCAAAGTCATGGACACGACAGGCTTTGATGACACGAAGTTGTACACGTTTGCCCGCGACCTCGCCCGCAGAGGTGTAAAGGGCGAACAACTCAAGAAGCTCACCTACGGCATGGCCCTGTCCGAGGGGATGACCCCGGAGGTGCAGGCCGATGTCTTGTCTTCCGAATCTGCTATGAGCATCAAGCGCATCGTCAAGGCGTACGGTGGGGCGATCACCGACGAAACCCTCAAGCAGTACCTGACCGATGGCAAGACCCCCGAGCAGGTTCAGACGATGTACCGCGAGAAAGCCAAGGGTCTGTACCCGCATCTCTCAGCCCAGTTTGACGCCGACCTGACTATGGACGACATTACCAAGGATTACAAGGCGATTGCTTCCAACGTCTTGGAACGGTCAGAATCAGAGATCGACTTCACGAAGCCTGAGTTCCTTGAGTCGATCGCTGCCGACGACGGCAAGGGCAACAAGCGTCAGTTGAGCCTCGGGGAATGGACCAAGAAGCTCAAGACCGATGACCGGTACGGCTACAGCAAGACAACCCGTGCTATCCAGGATGCGCGTCAGATCGCGTTCAACATCAGCAAAGCTTTCGGAAAGGTTCTGTAATGGCCGAACAGGATGCCAAGGCGATCATCAAGACGATGCTGGATCGCTACCAGTTGGGCGACCTGTCCGACCAGGTGTGGAAGTTGATCTCTGACGAGACATTGCCTCAGAACGCTGATATCGATCTGATTGGCGACGCCCTGCGCGACACCGAACTGTTCAAGAAGCGGTTCCCTGCCAACGCCGCCCGGGCCAAAGCCGGCCTGCCCGAACTGACCGTCTCTGAGTATGTCGGTCTCGAACGGGGTTACGCGAACGCAATGCGGGGTTCGGGTCTTCCCGCAGGGTTCTACGACGACCCGACAGACTTCGAGAAGTTCATCGTGGGGGACACGTCTGTGGCCGAAGTTCAGTCCCGGGTGAACGAAGGGTTCAGGGCGGTGTCCGAATCCAACCCCGAAGTCATCAAGCAGATGAAGGAGCTGTACGGGGTGGACAATGCGGGGCTGGCCGCCTACTTCCTGGACCCTGTCCGCGCTACCCCGCTTCTCGTCAAGCAGGCCAGGTCGGCACAGATCTCTGCTGAGGCAGCCCGTCAAGCAGGGATCCAGCTCACCTCTCAGGAAGCCGAAGCCCTCACCGCAGAAGGTGTCAGCCAGCAGCAGGCCCAGCAGGGGTTTGCCGCTGTTCAGGAACAGAGACAGTTGATGGGTCCCGCAGCAGGGGAACAGGGATCGATCTCCCAGCAGGAACTGATCGGTGCCACCTTCGGCACGGATGCGGCTGCCCGTCAACGTGTCGAGACGCGCGCCCGCCGGCGTCGCGCAGCCTTTGAGGGTGGCGGTGGATTTGCTGCTACTCAGCAGGGCACAGCAGGTTTGGGAGAAGCCCAGTAGATAGTTGCATAAGCAACTAGTCCTGTCTTACACTAAGTCCGATCCCGCTGGGAGGAACCAGGCTGACCGCCCCCCGAGTCAGACTGCGTACATATGGGGTGTCACGGAGCCATTCGCCTCCTCCGGGTGAATGCGGCCAACAAGGAGAGTGCCATATGTCAGAGTTCGAAGATCTTGACGAAACAGAGACCGAATCCCACCAGGAGCGCAACCCGCTCAGGTCAAGGATGCGGGAGCTGGAATCGGAGATCAAGTCTCTCCGTCAGCAAGCAGCCGAAGCCGAACAGGCGAAGCGCGAACTGGCTTTCGTGAAGGCGGGAATCGACCCGTCCGACACGGCAGCCAAGTACTTCGTCAAGGGCTACGACGGCGAACTGTCGGTGGATGCGATCAAGGCAGCGGCAGTCGAAGCAAGGTTGCTGACACCCACCCAGCCAACATCTGATCCCTCCGAGCAGGACGCTTGGAACCGGACCAATCAGATGGCAGCAGGGGCAGGTTCAGCAAGCCAGGTCCCCGACCTGGAAGCCCGACTGAATGCGGCCCAGTCCGAGGAAGAGGTTCTTCAGATTCTGCGTGAGGCGCAGCAGTAACCAAACCTCAATCCGCAAAGGAACCCAATCATGGCCTACACCCAGGTCTCATCCCTTTCCCTCAATCAGACAGCCTTCGAGAAGCTGGCGTACTTCGCCCTCCGTCCGGAGCTGTTCTACGACCGCTTCGCCGAAGTCGAGGCAACCAACGCCACCAACGTCGGTGACACCCACACGTTCACGATCTTCTCTGACCTCGCAGCGGCAACCTCGCCGCTTTCCGAGATCACCGACGTGACCCCGGTGGCCCTGTCCGACAGCCAGGTGTCGGTGACCATGCAGGAGTACGGCAACGCAGTCGTGACGACCGCGAAGCTCCGTGCCACGTCGTTCATCAACGTCGACCCTGTCGCAGCGAACGCTGTCGGTTTCAACGCCGGCATCTCGATCGACACGGTCTGCAAGAACGTCCTCCAGGCAGGCACCAACGTGGTGTACGCAACGGGCGGTGCAACCGACCCGTCGAGCCGCGCCACCGTGCAGCCCGAGGACACCCTCGCAGCAAACGACGTCCGCAAGGTCGTCGCCCAGCTCCGTGGTGCCAACGTCCCGACGATCAACGGCTCGTACGTCGGCTTCATCCACCCCGACGTCTCGTACGACTTCCGTTCGGCGACCGACGCATCGGCGTGGCGTACCCCCGCGAACTACGTCGATCCGTCCGGCATCTACAACGGCGAGATCGGAATGTTCGAGGGCGTCCGCTTCATGGAGTTCAGCCGCGCACCGAAGTTCGAGGATGCCTCGGACGGGTCGGGTTCGTCCACCGGCGTCAACGCAAAGGTCGACGTGTACGGCACCCTGATCATGGGTCGTCAGGCTCTCGCCAAGGCGGTCGCGAACGCGGCTGGCTACGGCGCACAGCCGACGATGGTCTACGGCGAGGTCGTCGACGTCCTCAAGCGTTTCCAGCCGGTCGGCTGGAAGCACTTCGTCGGGTACGGCGTCTTCCGTCAGGAGGCCCTCCGTCGCATCGAGTCCGCGTCCTCGATCGGCGCAAACTCCTAACCAGGAGTTGACCGCCTGACCGGCTAGCGAGCTGGTCGGAAGAGCGAAGCCCCCGCCTTCGGGCGGGGGCCTTTGCTATTATTGGGCTTGTTCATTCCAGGAAAGGAACACAATGGCCGCCAAGAAGATGCCTGCGAAGAAGATGACCGCGAAGCCGAAGACAAGCGATGCGGATGCCCGCAAGGAGATCGCGAAAGGCGTCAACGAGATCCTTGCGTCAGGGAACGCGATGAAGAACTACCCGACCGCGAAGTCGTTGATGGATGTCCTTCCTGACACCTTGGGCGAGGGAAGTCTTCGTCCGAAGATCGGCGACAAGAAGTTCTACTCGATGGCGAACGCAGAGGCGAAGAAGGCCCATGCCCGCCTCAAGAAGGCTGCTGCCCGGGGCGACGTGAGCCGTGCTGTCCTCGAGCCTGCAACCAGGACGATGTCTGTGTCGGCTTCCAAGAAGTCCGTCCCGAAGTCGTCGGGCAAGTCGTCGGGCAAGACCATGCCCGTGGCAATGAAGAAGAAGAAGAGCAAGTAGCAGCTCTTCGGCGATGCCGACGTTCTCTCCTCCGACAGACCGCTTCCTTTCCTGGGATGATGGGACAGGCACGGGGGTTCTCTCGTACCTGCAATCGGGGGACGTCGGGCGCAACGTCTTCAAGTTGACTGACGGCACGTTCACCGAGGACGAACCGTTCGATACGACCCTGATCGCCAAGGTGTACCACGGTGGGCACGTCCACGATCTGACAGCCGCCGAGGTGTCAGACCTGACGGCTGCTGGTTACGGCGATTACATCACGGCATGAAGCACGCAGAAACCCATCCAACCCTGGATGTTGAGGGGTGCTTCGGGTGCAAGGTTGCCTCAACTTCGTTCGGCTCCAACTCAACAACAACTCGCGGTGCTGCTGTCGCAAACACCAACAAGACAGAGCGCGGCTGGCAGAAGGATATGCCGGCGTACAAGCGTCTCCGGGCAAATGGTTTGCAGCCGCGTCAGATCGATGGGTCTGCCGAACTGGAACGTCGCGCCACGACAGCCGAACAGGTCGAGACCGGGAGGGTCGCATGAGCATCGAATATCGCGGTGAGAAGTTCGCGGGATACAACAAGCCGAAGCGCACCCCAGGACACCCGAAGAAGTCCCATGCCGTCCTCGCCAAAGAAGGATCAACAGTCAAGTTGATTCGGTTCGGGCAGCAGGGTGTGTCGGGTTCCCCCAAGAAGGCCGGCGAGTCGGCGGCGTATCGCAATCGTCGCGAATCGTTCAAGGCTCGTCATGCGTCGAACATCAAGAAGGGCAAGATGTCGGCGGCCTACTGGGCCGACAAGACGAAGTGGTGATCCAGGGTCCGTGAACTATCAACATTGGGACGGCGTCCAGGACCCGAGGTTCGGGTACGGGGCGATGTTGGAGGGGTTCGTCAAACATTCGCCAAAGTCCGTCAAACTGGACGAAAGATCGTCCGTACACGTCCACATGGGCATACCCCAATCACGCGATACATGGCTCCGGGGACAGCACAGAGTGCTGTTCACCATGTGGGAAACCGACGTCCTTCCGCGTGCCTTCAGAACCTGGACATCCCTCTACGACCAAGTGCTGGTTCCCTGTGATCACAACAACGAACTGTTTCGCCGCCATCACCATGACGTGACTACCGTCCCCCTGGGTGTCGACAGGACCGTGTGGTCGCCGCAAGGAAGGCCCAACAACAAAGTGTTTCGGTTCCACGCGGGCGGCTCGCTGTGGAGACGCAAGGGTCTTGACGTAGTAGTCAGGGCGTTCAACCGTCTCAAGTTGCCGAACGCGGAGCTGCACATCAAGGCTGCTCCTCACGCGCTGGACGTGCCCAAGGGTGAACTTGGCGACAACATCATTCTCAACCGGGAGTGGATGACCCTGGAGGAGCAGGTTGACTGGTATGCCCAGGCAGACTGTTTCATAGCTGCGTCGCGCGGCGAAGGTTTCGGCCTGATGCCGTTGCAGGCGATCTCAATGGGGATTCCCACAATCCTGTCCGATTCAACCGGCCAGCAACAGTTCAAACACCTAGCGACGGGTGTGGTTCCCTGTTCAAAGACCCCGGCAGTCGGTGGAGGGAAATGGGACGAACCCAACGAGAACGCCCTGTGCGAACTGATGATGGACCACTACGACGTCAACCCGATCGACACGGCCAGGGTGAACGCTGACCGTACAGAAGACTTCTCCTGGGCCAATGCGACCAAGAAACTGTTGGCGGCTGTCCCGGTGGGTCGCCTGATTCCTGGCTCTGCCGAAACAATCAAGGATCAACCCCAAATAGAGGTTCTGATGACGCGCACCGTGTCCCCCCACATAGGCGGGAAGAACTACAACTTCGTGAAGGGGCAGCGGTACACAATCAACGACGGCCTGCACCAAGTCCTCTATGACGCCAAAGTCATTGAAGACGGCCCGTGGGCAAAGTGTTAGACTCCCCGTCATGCCTGCGCCCGCAACCCAAGACCTGACGATCACCCGTGGTGATACTGAGACGGTTGTCGTCAATCTGACATCTGACGGGACGACCCCGATCAACGTGACGGGCAGGACCTACACGGCGCAACTTCGCACAAGCCCGGACATATCAATCGTGTCGGCTTCGTTTACCTGCTCTGTCACGAACGGTGCAGGCGGGCAGATCACCTGCGTGATGTCGCCGGCAGCGTCAGCGTTGCTGTCCCCGGGGTACTACTACTGGGATCTCCAGGAGAACGCGTCGGGTGCCATCTCGACCCTCCTGTCGGGAATGGTGACTGTCATCGCAGATGTGACGAGGTAGACGTGGCAAGCACCACCGTCACCATCACACGTTCAACAGAAACGTCGGGCATTGTTACCACGGCGACAGTTACGATTGTCGGTACGGACAACGCAGGTCCGATTGGCTTGACAGGAGCGACAGGTGCAACAGGGCCGACCGGACCCACAGGAGCTATTGGTCCTCTTGGACCCACAGGCCCGACGGGATCAACTGGTCCAATGGGGCCAACTGGTTCTGTGGGAGCTACAGGACCAACTGGACCAACCGGTGCAACTGGACCTACAGGATCCACAGGCCCTACGGGTAGCACAGGACCGACGGGACCGACTGGTCCCACAGGTAGCACAGGTCCTCTCGGACCTACTGGATCTACTGGGCCAACTGGCGTTCAGGGAGATCTCGGTCCAACGGGTCCGACAGGGCCTACAGGATCGACAGGACCTACCGGCGCGGCATCAACGGTAACAGGGCCGACGGGGCCGACCGGTCCGACGGGTCCGCAGGGGCAGTCGTCAAGTTTCTATGACTACAAGATCAACACGGGATCAACTAGCGGCAACCCGGGCACGGGGCTGATCAGCTACAACAACGCGTCGCAGATAAGTGCGACCCAACTTCAGGTGAACCATATTGACCAAGACGGGTACGACATCGACCTGTTCCTCGGTCTTCTTCAGAACGGCGACACAATCATTGTTCAGGCTGCGGGCAACTCTGCTGATTCGCAGGTATGGAAGATCAACGGCTCCGTCACCGATTACGGGAACTCTTACTTGACCTTCCCTGTCACGTTGGTGTCGTCGTCGGGAAATGGCACAGCTGGTTTCACGAACAACGAATCTGTTCTTCTGATCATCAAGAATGTCGGTCCGACTGGTCCGACAGGTCCGACGGGCGCAGCATCGACTGTGACTGGACCCACCGGCCCGACTGGTCCTACAGGCTCGACTGGTCCTACAGGTGCGGCGTCAACCGTTGAAGGTCCGACCGGTCCGACCGGTCCGACTGGTCCGACTGGTCCTACTGGCGCAGCATCGACTGTCACGGGTCCGACTGGTCCTACTGGCCCAACAGGTCCGACTGGTCCTACTGGCCCCACGGGATCTACGGGATCCACGGGATCTACCGGTCCGACAGGTCCGACGGGATCGTTCTCTCTCGCACAGACGATCAACGCACAAACATCGTCGTACACACTTGTGGGTTCTGATGCGGGTCAGATGGTGACTGTCACAAGCGCATCGGCGACGACCATCACGGTCAACTCGTCGCTCGGGCTGACAGCAGGGCAAAGCATCGACATTCTGCAACTCGGCGCAGGGCAAGTGACTGTCGCGGCGTCGGGCACTACCGTCAACGGGACTCCAGGTTTGAAACTTCGCGCACAATATTCAGCAGCAACGGTCTACTGCACCGCTTCCAACACCTATGTAGTCGTGGGCGACTTGAGTGCATAATGCCCATACGTCGGGGATTCTTTGGCGGGTTCGTCAGTCAGGCACCTGACGCGACAGCCAACGCTGTCACCAACTTCAACCAGGATCGGGCCACGTTCAACGCAACGGTGTCATGGAATCTGTACCCGACAACTGTCTACTTTGACTACAGCACCAGCTCGACGTTTGCGACGTACTCAACCACCACCTACGGTTCAACAGTCTCAGCACAGTCGTCGTCCGTCTATGTGAACGTCACGGGTCTGACGGTCGGAACTACCTACTATGTGCGAG